CTATTGCTTGACTACCTTGTTGTAGATAAGGCTGATAAGCACCAACTCCTTGTTGTGCTTGTGTTATTGCAGACTGTTGAGCAGAAGAAAGATCGGCTTGCTTCTGAGCTGCATAAGGCATTTGAGAACCTTCACCCGTTAATGCCTTTGCACTAGCAAATATATCGGCTAGATAGTCTTCTTGAAAAGGAGCTAACCTAACGGTTTGTTGTTGTTCTACTACTTGTGGGTCTGCCATTATGCGGCTCCTTCTAATTGTGACATCATGTCATACATTCTTGCAGCACCAACATTTCTGTCTCCACCACCGGCACCACGAACCGCTTTTGCAGTCACTACAAATTCACCGTCTGATAATCTAGCAGGCACAGAATCTGATGTTCCCGTTCCTGGACCGTTGACCTCGCCCCCTGCAGCAGAATAAATTGTTCTAGTTCTGTTGTCTCTTTGATAACGCTTTAGTTCTTCTTCATCATCTAAATTATACAAGGTTTCTCCAATTTTACCATACCCTAATCTAGTTTTGCCTACTGCAAAAGGACGATCTTCTTTTGATGCGTATACTTCATCATCTATTCCAGTTAATCCAGCTAGCCCTGCACTCCCTATTGCAAGTGATGTCATCGGATTATTTTTTATCATATCTATAATACCGTTTGAGGATCCAGATTTAACAATAGAAGATACTGGATTACCATCAGCAACACTAGTGGTTACGGGCGATCTAAAAGGAGAACCTGCCGTACTAAACTCAAAGCCTTTTCCAAAATCTTTACCCCCCATTGCATATGATGTGGCACCTGCAAGTGCGGCATTCTTCAAAGATTCTTCTGCACTACGACCACTTGCTAAAGATCCAATACCCGAACCAATAGAAGCACCGACAGAACCCCCAAAATACATTCCAATACCTGCACCTATGATTGGTGCAGCTTTCTTTAAAGTTTTTGTTATGTCTCTAAAAATACCCATAGTTTATAATACCAAGTAATCGTTTAGTTTTCAATCCTATAACACAGTTATAGAGCTGTTGTACTTCTACTTTGTGCAAACTCTTGTATGCTTGCTACGACATGTAATCTATTTCCTGTTGCCGCTTGAACCTTTAATATTTCTGTACCTTGTAAAACAAGATTATGTGTTAATAATTCGACTGTAGCATTTGCTCCCACTGCTGCAACTTTAAACAAACTAAAAACACTAGTACCATTTGTAAGTGTTACTGTTATTGTGTCGGCATTACCTGAATCTTCTGAAACTAAAATAGAATTAATAACAGAGGCATTGAAGTCTGCATCACTAGGAGCAGTATAAAGAGTGACTACACCAGTACCTGTTAGATCAGCTTTTGCATTTGTTATATTCTGTATATATTGAGGTATCGCAGTAATAAACATTATCGTCTTCCATCTGGTCGTATGTCTATTCTAGGAGTTCCAAGTTTCCAAGACACTCCTTGTTTCGTGGACTCTAGCTTCATATTAAAAGCTCTACCTCTAAGTCTAACATCTACTATATCAGTAAACTGTTCTACTGGAGTGGATGCTGTTCTAGTTGATGCTCCAGAAGAATTAGTTGAATAGGTACTTCCAGGTCCATTTCTAGCTTGTAATGTAAAAGTTACAGTAGGATTTTCTTCTGATGTCGATCCTTCGAATGTAATATCTGGTATTAACTGACGAATAAAATTAAATTGGTATCCATCACCTATATCCATTTGACTAGATTCAACGGATGCAGTCATAGCAGAACCATCATCATCATTACCGTTTTCGTGATTATATAAATATTGAGAACCTGCTGCGATAGGAAATTGTCTTACACCTCTATCATGCCAAGCAGTTCTACTTAATGTTCCGTAATACCATGTTTGATTAGCGTAGTTAAAAATAACATATTTATTATTTTCAGTAGAGTCGGCAGAAGGATAGAACCACCATACTTCTGACCATTGTGAATTTACTCCAGCACAAACTTTATCGCTTTCAGCAAAATTAAAATCTAAAAATATTTTGTCTCGTACAGTACAAGGTAACTGTTGAGCTTTTCCACCGCTGAAAATATAAAAGTTTTCTTTACCCATCCATAAAACACTTTCATCAACAGCTACGGCAGATTTGGAACTAATAATAGTTATATTCTTTGATAGTTCTTGTAAACCAAAAGTAAAAGGAGGACCTATAAATCTCATGGAAAAAAGACTTCTGTCTGTAAATACTAGTATTTGTTGTTTTGTTTCTACTGCTTGTATAAATTCAGATCCACTACTTAATCTTAAATCACCTGCTGTATTTGTTGCTGTAGGTGTAAAATCAGTTAAAGATTCTTGAGAACCAAAACGTATTAACAATGGATCTTGTACCGTGGTTCCTAAAGTATTGGCTCCAAAGACAATAATATGTCTATCTATATCTGAAACCATAATTTGTCTGGCAATTGTAGGTACGTTAGAGGCTCCCGATTCAGAAGAAAGTGCCACCGCTCTTGTAGTCAATCCGTCTGATTTATCCCAATAAAAAACACCACCATCTCTTGGATTTATCAGTAAGTCTTCACCAAAATTATCATGAGTCCACAAACGAAGTTCTGCGGTTGTTCCCGTATCTGCTGCTTCTCCCCAACCAAAACTTGAAAGATCTGAGTTAATACCAGAAAAACCTCCTGCTCCCCAACCATTGCCTCCAACAGTAGTGTTAAGACCTATGTTGATTTGATAAGAGGCATCTCCACCCGAACCACCCGAACCACTATCTGAACCATTTGCACTTACAGTATTACCACTTGTATCTTTTGCAGTAATTACGAAAGTATTAGCAGCAGTTACTGAATCTATTACATATTCTTGATTTAAAACATTGGCTACGATTACACCACCCAGAGTAGCGGCACCAGCAAAAGTAACAAAGTCTCCTTGAACAGCACCGTGAGAACTATCAGTAACTGTAATACTTGAAGAACCATTTGTAGCTGCAAAGGTCACACTGTTAGTTGAAGTTTTACGGATAGGTGTTATGTCTGTAAAGACACCACTTTCTTCGATATAATATTTTAAGTGTGTACCTACACCCATATAGTTTGAGCCATCTAACGCTACATAATTATGTAAAGCTCTTGCTACACCTAGATAAGTATTATCAGAATACTTAATCCAACCACCTATTTTTTCTGGGAAAGAAGTGTAGAATCTTATCTTTTCACAATCAAAATAACCACCTTCATTAGAGTAAGAAGTAATTTCTCTGTTAATTCCAGGTTTGAATTTTAAACTTGTTAAAGGCATATTATGACTATCCCTTTTCCAATTACTCTGATGGTGCTACATAGTCACCAATAACACCATATTCTCCAGCTTTAGCTTTTTCGAGTATTTCTACGCCATGAGGTTCGCTATCATCTGGGTGAGCACAGAAAGAAGCATAACCATTGTTTTCTGTAATTCCTATTTCTGCGTAGTGTGAAAATTTACAGTCTAAAGTAATAGTAGTTTTTTCTTTATCAGCCCATACTGGATTCTTTGCATCTAATAAAGTATATGTTGTATTATGAATGGTTATCGTCATTTATATTCTCCTATATTTAAGAAATTCTCTGCCAAGAACTAGCAGTAAATCTTCCACCCATTTGACCATGTAATCGCCAAGTACCACCAGTGGAAGCACCTTGGTGTTTTTCACTATCTGATAATATACATCTATCATTAGATGCAGAAGTAACTGTACCACCATTACTTATTTGTTGGTCATCTCTTCTAAAGGAGTAACTACCTACTGTATTTACAGCAACAACAGGAATAGCCGAAGCGGAAGGTAAGCTTGTAAGGTTTGAACCATTGACTGCGGCAAATGTACCACCAGATATTCTTCCACCATCCATAGTACCACTTGTGATCTTAGCGGCAGATAAATTTGGTATTCTAGCAGTATCAAAAGCTCCACTTGTAATTTTAGAAGCTGCGAAAGCTGGTATTCTTGCATCTGCTATTGTGCCAGATGATATATTACCTCCAGCTAATGATGTTAAAGCTGCACCACTTAGTGCAGGAAGGTTTCCAGTTAGTTTTGTTGCATCTAAAGTTTGAGTACCCGTTACTTGTACTCCACCTACAAACATAGCCATTATATCATCTCCTCTAGCTTAAATTTATATTTCTTGCCATTAAGTCTGTTTAATATAAACAAATTATCGTCACCCTCTTGTATAGTCCA